TAGCGAACGCGCTTGCGATACTGACCGCCGAACCCAGTCTGCGCTTCCTTCCAGTCGGACCACGTGCGCGACTGATCATCCGACCAGCGCATCTGCAGGATCGCCGGTTCGCTGCCGATCGGCGATGTGCCAGGCGAAAGGGTGACCTCGATGGCGTCGCACGCCCCCACGGTTTCGGTGGCCGCCACAGCGGTGAAGATGCGCTCGAAAGTCTCGCCGTTGTCGTCCGGTCGGTCCCGAAGCGTATGGATGGCCGATCCGGCAGAGACGTAAGTCCGTTTGCCGTCGTAGATGCCGCTCGCAACAGGCCAATCCAGCTGATGCCATTGTCCGGTCGCCACGTCGTAGCCGAGCGTTTCGCTGTCGAGACGGATGATGCGGAAGGTGTGTCCCGACAGGGAGTAGGAGAAGGCGTGCACGGCGTCCGACGCTTCGATCCGCTCCTCGATGCCGTGGTCGGAAATCCGCTGCGGCACGCCGTCTATGCGGTAGTCGATGTTGTCCTCACCCGTGAAGAACAGGGTGTTGTCCAGCTTCGAAATGCTGTCGCGGTCCTTGCACCCGCGCGAGATCGCCAGACCCTCGATCCGGACGGCTGGCTGATCGACATCGCCGGTGATGCCGAACGACTCGATCGATGACGTGCCGAACACATAGAGCGCATCAGCCAGGGCACGGACGGCGATGGCGGGGTCCGGCTCGCGTTCGGCCGAGAAGAAGTCCAAGGCGTTCCAGGTCGTATCGCCGGGAACGCGGAAATATACCGTCCCGGTGTCCTGCCGAACCGCGAAGAGGAAGTTGTCGATGTCGCAGATCGAGATGACCGGCGCGCTATCTGGAAAGGCTGTGGGAGTTAGGGTCGTGCCGTCGTACTGATAGACGATGCCGCCCGAGGCGACCCACAGGCCATCGACCGTGTAAGCCCACTCGACAGAGAAGGTATCATCTTCGATTAATCCGACAAGGTCTTCCCCGCGGAAAAGCTTGTTCCCAGCGACGGCGAAAAGGTCGCCGTTGAAGACGCCGTCATCGCGGCGCAGGCCACGGATCGGCGCGCCCAGATCATACTCAAGCTGCAACCCAGGGCGCGGCAACAGAACCGCTCCGGTCGTCGAAGTCGGGGCCTGCTCGTGGTAGAGGTTCACGAGCCGGACAGGCGGAAGCCGCCCATTCGCTCGGGAATAGGCTGACAGGCCGAAGGGAAGCTGCATCAGATGTAGTCGCAGGGCAGTTCGCGGCGGCAGTCGCGGTCGCGGTAGAGACGGCCCCGGATCGTACGCTCGGAGCGCTGGGCCTCCAGCGCGGTCTTGGCGCCGATCTCCCCGCCGAAATCATCGGCGATGGTGACGGCGAGTTGCGCGACCAGGCCGTTGTCGGTGTCGGCGCCGAAGGGGTTGAAATCGTCCAGCGTCAGTGCATCGGCGCGGCGCCATTCGGTCGAGAACAGGAACAGCCCAGCGTCGGTCCCATCCAGCACGTAGATGCGGGACAAGGCCGGCATGTTGCGGCGCGTGACGCACCAAGTTTCGACCGTCGGCTTGATGATCGTGGGAGTGAACACGCCGACGGTGATGCGGTCGCCGTCGCGGGCGGTGATCGTGGCGGAAGAGGCGGCATAGACGTCGCGCCAGCGCGCGCCAGTCAGGCCGGGGTGTTCCAGAATGAGGGATTGCAGGCGGGCGAGGATGTCTCGCTCTTCGTCTGCGGAAGGCGTCTCGCCGGATGCGAGGATTTTGCCGCGGCGCATGGCGGCTGCGATGATCTCACGGATGGTCATGGTCGCCTCCGAAGAGACGCCCCCAGCCGAAGCCGGGGGCGGTCAGGATCAGTCCTCGGAGCCTTCGGCGGCCTTGCGAGCCGCTTCCGCTTCGTCTTCCAGGCGCTTGGCCTCGGCCTTTTCGGCCGCGTCCAGCTTACCGCGCAGTGTCTTGAGCGAGGCGCGACCGTCAACGGTCACATCCAGCTCGGCGAGGCGAGCGCGGATCTTGTCCGCTTCCGCTTCGTCTTCCTTCGCCTTGCGGAGTTCCTCATCCGTCAGGGCGTCGTCGGCGCCCTTGATCTCGATGTAGGGGTTGCCCTCGGCTTTTCTCAGTTGATCGGGCGTGAGCGTCACGTCGGTGAACTCGCGGCCGATCTCGTTGCCGAAGAAGTTGAGGGTGTCGAAGTGACCCAGCTCGGAAGCTGGGCCGATCACGCGGGCTTGGGTGGTCATTTTCAGGCCTCCCTTACTGGCTGACGTATTCGACGGAGTAGACGATGGTCCCGTTCACCGGCGCCGTCGCCGTGGCGATGCGAACGCTGATCAGGGTCTCGGCCGGATACTGGTACCCGAAGCCGGTCGTCGCGATGCCCGAGACGGGCGCCGTGGCGGCGGCGGTGGCGGCCAGCAGGCGGTCAGTGTCGCCGGCGTCACCCACTTCGACCGTCACGCCCGCAGGGGCGGAAACGGTGACGCGGGCGGACTCAGCACCCTTCGGAACCACAATGGTCCCGAAGAGCGCGCCGACCGTCTGCTGACCGGCGGTGACCGGAATACGGCCCCCGGCGTAGGTCAGTTGGTTGGAGTCGGTCGAGGTCTTGGCAGGCGCGCTGCCAGAACCCACGGCCTGGGTGGGGAAAGCTTTCGCCATGGTGCGTGCTCCTTAGTACGCGGCGAACACGGTCACGATGCCGTGCTGCGTGCCCGGGCCAACGGCGCCCGTCTCCTTGAAGAACGTCTTGTCGATGGAGCGCAGCTCCTCGGTGCCGACGCCCTTGATGAACTGGTAGTCGTCGTCCTTGCGTTCCGTGGACTTGGGATCCTGACCCCAAGCGACCACGAGAGCCTGAGCCCCGCAGAGATAGCCGGCCGCCACGTTCGCACCCGCCGTGCCGACCGCGCCCAGGACGGGCAGATCGGTGATTTCGCGGATGATGACACCGTCCCAGATCAGGTCGCCGCCCTGGAAGTAGGGGTTGGACTCGACGCTGCGATCGATGCTGTCCTTGTTGAACGCCTTGATGTCCGGATCGGCCTTGATCTTGTTGAAGGCCTGCGTCGGGACGAACAGGACGAACCACTCGCGGCCGTCACGGTCGGAGCGATAGGGGCGGATCGCACGGCGTCCGGTGACCCGGTCGCGCTTGCGGGCCATACCCTTGGCCACGGAGATGACCGTGGCGCCCCAGTTGTCGTTGACGTTGTCGACGTTCGCCAGCGACGAGGCCGTGTTGCCGGGGACCAGGTTGGCTTCCGAGTTGCCGAACAGCGCGCGGATGGCGTTGTCCGTCAGCCAGTTGTTGCGCTGGGTCGCGGTGGCTTCGGCATAGGGGACGCCGGTTTGATCGCCGTTGTCCTCATCGTAGCGAGCATCGTCGAACGCCACGACCGACAGAGCGTCGGTGATGCGGTCGCGCATGTCGTCGGACGACCAGATTTTCAGGCTGTCCTTGTTGGCCTTCAGAATATCGACGACCGACTTCTGGATCATCGACTTCTTCACGACCACGGCGTTGCGGCGCCAGACCGGACGCGTGCGGAACGGGTAGAAGCCCAGACGCTCTTCAGCGCCGGTCAACAGGCCCGCGCCCACGCCCTTGCCCTTGAGCGAGCCGACGAGGGACATGACGATGTCCTTGCCGCCGTCGATCAGGTCACGGTTGGTCTGGATCAGGGCGTTCGGAGACGCCGACATGTAGGCCGCATAGCCCGACATGTTGACGTATTCCTGCCAGTAGCTGGAATCCCACTTTGTGCGTTCCAGATCGGCAGGCACTTCAGAGTAAGCCATCGGTTTTCCTTATGAACCGAACATCCGCTCGAAGGTGCTTTCGCCGTCCCGTGCCTCGGGAACAGACGACCGCCCAGCGGATGGTGCGCCCGCCAGTGAAGGGCGAGGCGCGCGAGGGGGAGCGGCCGGGGCCGCAGGTGTGGCGGGTGCGGGCGGTTGTCCGGCCTGCTGGGCCTTCCACTGCTGGAAAGCCTCGAAATCGGTGTCGCTGAGCTGCGAGACGAGTTTGTCGCGCTTCCACTCGGCAATGATGAAGTCGAAGGGATCTTCCGATGTGGCGACGCGCTGGTTGAACAGCGGGTCTTCGTCGCAACGCTTCACGCCCCAGTCGTACGCAGCCTGAACCGCGTCCTTTCCGTGCGAGACCTCGGCCAGTCGCTTCGAGAACCGGAAGTTCTGCGCCGTGACGGCCTGCGCCATTTGCTCGGCCCGGAAGTCCTCGAACGCGTCGGGGTCTTGGTTCCGGTCGGGCGCCTGGCGGCGCTGCGCCTCCTGTTCTGCCTTGCGCTGACGCTCTTCGTTTTCCCGGTTCCGCGCTTCGGCCTGATTAAGGCGGTCGCGCATGTCGAGGAAGGTCGAGAGGGGCACGTGATGCGGCGCCGGCGGCTCGTCGCCTTCCGCTGCCGGGGCAGCAGGGGCGGGGGCAGGCGGTGCAGCGGCCTGGGGCTGTTCCTGCGGCGCGGGTTCCGGCGCAGCGGGGGCTTCAGGCGTGACGGCAGGCGCGGACGAGGGTTCGTCCGACAGGAAGTCGGGAGTGTCGCTCATGGTTGATCCTTGCCGGTGTCGTCGGCTTACGTTGCGCCCGCTACGGCGGCGGCCCGTTGCTCATGTCGAAGAGCGGTCGTGTCTCCCGTCAGACCCGGAGGCGGTCAGTAACCCGGCTGGTTGATCCAGGCGGATTGCATTTCGGTGGCCTGCGCCTCTGCGAACGTCTTCAGCGCATTG